GTTGGGAAGTCGCGCAGCCTCTACGCTCGCATCTACACCCACCGGACCACCGCGCAGCGCAAGGCCAAGGGCAAGACCATCCCCACTTGGCTCCCTGCGAAGGGTTTTGTCTTCGACCAAGTCTTTGTGAAGACCTGTCGCTTGGAAGAGCTTGACGAGCTTGAGCGGAGCATGATCAACCTCTACAAGCCGCGCTACAACGAATCGCTGAAGACCAACCGACCCATCTCGGTCCCAACCACGATCTCCGTGAATGGCTTCACCCTCGGGCTTAATGGAGGACGAAGCTCCGCCCCCGGCCCCATTTTGGAATTCAATCGCAGAATCTAACCATGGACATTTCCTTCATAGCCAAGACCAACCACCTGCTTGAGGACATGATCGTTCCGGCTCGTCCGGGAACTCAGTTCCTCGCTGAGGTTTGTTGTGCTGGAAGGTTGACTGCCGACGCTGACCTTCAATGCATCATTCATGAGTGTGATCACCTCAAGGTCTGGATGGCAAACAACGAAGTCATCCGTGCTGAAACCAAAGGCTCTCGCTCCTGACCCTACCGAAACGCCTAGGCGAACCATTCACCATCGGCGATCCGCGGCCCCTGACCCGCGAGGATGTTGCGTTGCTTGTCTCTGCCCCGCGTGAGAACTTAGCCTACCCCGACAAGCTGCGTGAGTCCCACCATTCCGTTGCGCGCCTATTGGCCATGGGCATGTCCTACCAAGACGCTGCCGATCGCACCGGCTATTCCTACAACCGCGTCGCCATCCTTGCTGCCTCGCCTGCAATGAAGGACCTGATTGCTTCCTACAAGGGCAAGCTCGACGACGCCTTCATCGCCTCTGCCGACGAGTACCACTCGCTCCTGTTTAAGAACATGGTCGCAGCCGAGCGTCACATCTCCGATCAGATCGACGCCCTTGACGAGGTCGGCGAGCTCCTTCCTGTATCCAAGGCCCTCGCAATCGCCCGCGACGGAGCCGACCGCCTTGGCTATGGCAAGAAGCGTGAATCCACCGTCAACATCAACCTCGACTTCGCCGCTCGCCTCGAAGGCGCCATCGCCCGCAGCGGCAAGATCATCGACGTCTCGCGTTCCAATTCGACGGGCGCCGCATCCCAGTCGAATCCTGTGGGGAGCCTCCCGCGCGTTGAAGCCTCCCGCTCCGCGTTGGCCCCACAGGCCTTATCACCGCCGCTCCGCAGGAGAGCTTAGGCCTTGACAGACGAGGAGCGCCTAACCGAATGGCTGGCCTCCGTCAAGGGCGATCCCCTCGCCTTTGTCCTTGGTGCGTTCCCTTGGGGCGAAGCAGGGACCACCCTAGCGAAATGGGAAGGCCCTGAGGCTTGGCAGATTGAAGTCCTCGGCCTCATCCGCGTGGGCCTGCTAACGCCGAACGAAGCAATCCAAATTTGCCGCGCTTCCGGCCACGGCATCGGCAAGTCCGCCTGTGTTAGCTGGATCATCCTCTGGGCCTTTACCACAGCCCCAGACACCCGCGGGGTCGTCACCGCCAACACTGAAACCCAGCTGAAGACCAAAACCTGGGCCGAGCTTGGTAAGTGGTTCAACCTCTTCATCGGTCGGGACTTCTTCTACCTCACAGCCACGGCCCTGCTCTCCAAAGACGCCAACCGCGAACGCACTTGGCGCATCGATCAAGTCCCTTGGAGCGAGAAGAACACCGAAGCCTTCGCGGGCCTTCACAACCAAGGCAAGCGCCTCCTACTCGTGATGGACGAAGCCTCAGCCATCCCCGACGTGATTCACGAAGTGGCCGAAGGCGCCCTCACTGACGCTGATACCGAAATCGTCTGGGTGATGTTTGGCAACCCAACGCGCAATACCGGTCGGTTCCGAGAGTCCTTCTCTGGCGGTCAGTTCAGCAAGTACTGGAACAGCGCCTCCATCGACTCTCGCGAAGTCTCCTTCACCAACAAGACCCAGATCGCCCGTTGGGTCGAGACCTATGGGGACGACAGTGACTTCGTCCGCATCCGTGTCAAGGGTGAGTTTCCACGCCAAGGCGAGATGGAGTTCTTCAATGCGGAGGAAGTCGATGAGGCCGCTACCCGCGAAGCTAATTGCAATCTTTCCGATCCTCTTGCTCTTGGTGTTGACGTTGCCCGCTACGGAAAGAATTCGAGTGTGCTATTTCCCCGCAAAGGTCGTGATGCACGGACCATCGAGCGTCAACGCTATCAAGGCCTATCAACGGTCGCGCTGGCTGAGAAGGTCTTTGAGTGTCACACAGTGCTTCGCCCAGATGGCATAATGATCGACGGTGGCGGCGTAGGTGGTGGCGTGGTTGACAACGTTCGGCAGAAGCAACTCTTCTGCTATGAAGTCCTATTCGGCTCTCGCGATGACACTCCCCACACTGTCTTCGGCTCCGCTGGCGAACGCTACTTCAACAAGCGCTCCGGTATGTACGGTGCAGCGCGCGCGTGGCTCAAGACAGGCGCGATCCCCAACGACCCGAACCTGATTCGCCAATTCAAAGGCATCAAGTATGTCTTGAATAAGAAAGACGAAGTCCAGCTGCTCTCAAAGGAAGACCTGATCAAAGTCTCCCCTGAGCTAGACGAAGTTGGCCTTGATGACATCGACGCGTTCGTCCTGACCTTCGCTCACGCCCTTGAGGCCCACGATCGAGCAGGCGGTGATCACCCGCCGAAGCCAATAGTTGAGTTCGAATACAATCCCTTTGACCCCAAACGAATGGTGGCGTAGTTATGACCAAACCTCTTGACGCAGTCGGTAATGCCATCAATTCAGTTGTAGGCATGGCAGGTACTGCCGCTACACATGCGATTGCACCACTTAGCTCAGCGCTTTCACGCGGAGTAATAGACCCAACAATGAAAGCTATTGATCGCGGGACCACCATGTCAGGCGCAGCCAATGGCGCTCCTAACATTAACATTGACACAACCACTTCCCAGCCCGGCAAGCTTCCTGCCTCTAAGCCCTCTGGCCGGGGCGTCCAGTCCTCCTTCCTCTCTGGCGTAGCAGGCGGAGCCGCAGCTACGGGCCTTCGGGGTGGTGGATCATCGTCCGGCAAGACCCTCTTAGGAGCCTAACCAATGCGTGTCCCTTCCAACGTAGTGGCGATGCCACAGCGACCAACGGTCCCGCAGGCTCCGCCAGTAGACCCAACCTATCTCGCTATGTCGGCAGCGATGCTTCACGCAGAAGGAAAACTACAAACTGCTCAAGCTGAGCCAGCCAAACCTAAAATCCCAACCTTAGACGAAGTTGGTATGTCGCTTGAGGAATACAACGAGACTTGGGAACGGGCTGAGGCACGTAAAGGCCGAACGGACGAAGAGTTCTTAAAGACCGTTCCAGAGGACAAGGAAGCTTTCGCCTTTGGCAAAGGCAGTGATCTTATAATGATCCGTAAGCGCAAGAAGCCAGAACCGAAGCCAGAGGACTTGACCTCATAATGCCCTTCAACTCCACCAGCGATACGAAGTTCCGCACCTTCGCAATGGGTCGGCTGCTTGGGATGCGAACCAATCGCTATTCCTTCTGGACCCACTGGCGTGAGTTGGCTGAGTACTTTTTGCCTCGCCGTTACAAGTGGGTCATCACTCCCAACCAACAGGGCCGTGGCAGCCCGATCAACCAGCACATCCTTGACTCCTCAGGCGTCTTCGCCGCGCGTAACCTAGCCGCTGGCCTTATGTCAGGCAAGTCCTCTCCTACCCAACCTTGGTTCAAGTTCAAGATCGGCCGCCTCGACTCGACCCTCACCACCCCAGTCAGCCTCTGGCTCGCTGAGTGTGAGAGACTATTCCGCTTAGTGCTTCAGGAGTCGAACTTCTACAACTCCATCGCGCAGTTCTACTACGACCTCGTGATCTTCGGCACAGCCGTGACGATCATCTATGAGGACTTTGAGAACGTCATCAACTGCTACAACCCCTGCGCAGGCGAGTACTACGTCGACATCGATGGCAAGTACCGGCCGACGGTTCTCTATCGTGAGTTCACCATGACTGTTGCGGCTGTGGTCGACGAGTTCGGCTACGAGAACTGCTCAGCGGTTGTGAAGCAACTCTACGACAAGCTCGGCTCCGCTGGCTCTCCCGGCACCAACCTCACTCGCGAGATCATCGTCGCCCACGCGATCGAACCCAACAACGATGGGCGAGACTTCGGCATCGACGCTTCCTTCGCCTTCCGGGAATGCTTCTGGGAATGGGGTGGTTCGACTAGTCCCCAAGCAGGCGCGCCGTTGGCTCCTGCCTTGTTGCGCAAACGCGGCTTCCACGAACAACCCCACATGACCGTCCGCTGGGACATTGTCTCTAACGATCCCTACGGGCGCAGCCCAGCAATGGACGGCCTACCGGATCAGAAGCAACTCCAACTCGAAACCCGGCGCAAGGCCCAAGCGATCGACAAGATGGTCAACCCTCCCTTGGTTGCCGACGTTCAGCTGAAGAACCAACCAGTCTCCCTCCTTCCCGGCGGCATGTCCTTCGTAACCGGCTACACCTCCTCAGGCAAGCCCGGCATCTCATCAATCTACGATACCAAGTTCCCCATCAACGAGATCACAGCCGATCTCGAGGAGGTCCGTGGGCGCCTACGCAAGGTCTTCTTCAACGACCTGTTCCAGACTGCTTCGCAATTCGAAACCCGTTCCAACATCACTGCGGTTGAATGGTCCATGCGCAAGGCAGAGTCCATGGTCATGCTTGGGCCGGTGCTCGAACGCATCGACAACGAGGGCCTAAAGGTCGCAGTCGAACGCATCTTCGGCATCATGTCCCGCGCTGGCATCTTCCCCGATCCGCCAGAAGAGATTGCTGGCAAGAACATGGAGATCGAGTTCGTCTCAATGCTGGCGCAGGCCCAAGACGCAGCGCAGGCTGCAAGCATCGAACGTGTTCTAGGCCTTGCAGGCAACCTCGTCGGGGTCAAGCCCGAGATCATGGACAACCTCGATACAGATTTCGCGCTTGACAAGTACTCTTCTCTGTTGTCAAATGATCCTAGAATGATTAGGAGTCTCGAGGCCGTGGCAGCGATTCGGGAAGAACGAGCGCAGGCAGAGCAGCAGGCACAGATGGCGCAGCAGGCTGATGCTGCTCAGAAGTACGCGGCCTCCGCTAAGAACCTCGCAGCAACCCCCGTCTCAGGCGGAGGCAGTGCCCTTGACGCACTGACCGGAGGTTGATATGAAAATATCCAAACTATCAAACCATTATGGATGGCTTATTTCAATTGGCAATATCCGATTCAATATCAAGTTGTGTCATCGATATGGTCATTGGAAGCCGAAACCAACTATAGGTAAAACATCTATTCTAGTACACAGACCGTGGCGCTAATGGCCAATGCAGCAGATCGTAAATCCATTCGTGCCCAAGAGAAGCTCGCAGAGCGTGAAGCCCGTGAGCGTGGGGAAGTTGTTGCGAAGCTGGCTGCGACTCCGCAGGGCCGCGCATATCTGTGGTCAAAGCTCGAAGCTGCCCATGTCTTCCAAACGTCCTTTTCTTCCGACCCGCTCGCGATGTCTTTTGCGGAAGGCGAGCGTAATCAAGGCCTTATCCTTCTCAACGACGTAATCACCTACTGCCCTGAGCAGTTCATTCAAATGATGGTAGAGAACAATGTCAGACGTTCAGCAAGGCAACCAGACAGCGACAACCGAATCCCAGACGCAGACAGCGAATCAACCCTTGGGGAACGAGACGACGGTGCGGGACGAGAGCGGGACGATCAAGGACCCAGCAGCGTTAGCAAAGACGGCGGATACGACAACATCGTCGACTACGGATCAGTCAAAGTCGGCTGAGGGTAAGACTGAAGAAGGCAAGGCCAAGACCGAAGCCGCCACTGGCGCCCCGGAGAAGTACGAAGCCTTCAAAGCCCCTGAGGGTATTACCCTCGACGACAAGCTGATCGAATCGGCTGCGCCGTTGTTCAAAGAACTCGGCCTGTCACAAGACCAAGCCCAGAAGCTCGTTGACTTCCACGCCGCCCAAACCAAAGCCGCAGGCGATGCAGGCATGAAGGCCTACGAAGACATGCGGGCTGATTGGCGCACCAAGACCGCTTCAGACAAAGACCTTGGCAACGGCACCGACCTTCGCCCCGATGTCAAAGCCAACATCGGTCGCGCGCTGGACCTTGTCCCAGCTGAGGCCAAGACTGCTTTTTTTGAAGCCATGGACCTTACAGGCGCAGGCGATAACCCTGCGGTGATCCGAGTCATCAACGCTCTTGCCCAACGCATTGGCGAAGGCAAGCTAGTAGCCGGTGGTGGCGTAAGCCCTGCTGGTGTGCCGGGTGGCAAAGCCCGCACTGGCGCACAAGCCCTATTCCCCCATTTACCATCCTCGAACGGCTAACCCCAGAGTGGGTCGAACAGCTAAGGCTCAGATAGCATGACGAGGTCTACGCCTACCCCTCAAACCCACTCTGGAGATTAACCAATGGCCATTGTTGGCTCAACTGCCCTGACTTACGCCGACTGGGCGAAAAGGATGGACGACGACTATCGCACTGCGATGATCATCGAACTCCTTTCCCAGACGAATGAAATCCTCGATGACATGCTGGTCGTCGAAGGCAACCTCCCAACCGGACATAAGACCACCGTCCGTACCGGCCTCCCTCAGGCCACTTGGCGCCTTCTGAACCAAGGCGTTCCGAATGCCAAGTCGACCACCGCGCAGATCGTCGACACCTGTGGCAACCTCGAAACCTACTCGGTGATCGACAAGGACATCGCTGACCTCAACGGCAACACCGCTGAGTTCCGCCTGTCTGAAGTCCGCGCCTTCCTCGAAGGTATGTCGCAGCAGGTTGCTTCGACGCTAATCTACGGCAACCAAGGTGTGAACCCGGAACGCTTCACCGGCTTTGCCCCTCGCTACTCGACCCTGTCTACGACTGCTTCCCAGACCGCCAACAACGTCCTCAACGCAGGCGGTACAGGCTCGACGAACACTTCCCTCTACATCGTCGTCTGGGGTGCTGACACTTGGCACGCGACCTTCCCCAAGGGCAAGATCACGGGCCTCCAGCATCGGGACATGGGCGAGTGGCCGGTACAGGATTCGGCAGGCAACACCTACCAAGCCTACCGCGATCACTTCAAGTGGGAGATCGGTCTTGTCTCACGCGACTGGCGCTATTGCGTCCGCGTTGCGAACATCGACATCACCCAGTTGACCGGCGTCTCCGCTGCGAACCTGATCAACCTGATCGTCCGCGGTCTCTACAAACTCCCGACTGCTCCCGCAGGCGCCACCGCTATCCAGACTTCGGACACTCCCGAAATCCGGGCTGACATGGGCCGCACGGTTATCTACTGCAACCGCGTGATCCGAACCTACCTTGACCTTCAGGCCATGAATAAGACTAACGTCTTGCTCCGTCTTGAAGAGTTCAACGGCGAGGTCGTCACCACCTTCCGCGGCATCCCAATCCGTACTTGCGATGCTATCCTCAACAATGAGACCGCGTTGGTCTAAGGGAGTCGATCAGATGATTCTTGACGCATTCCAAATGTTCGATCTGCCTTCTGCCCCGCGCAATCTCGCGCAGGTGGTTGGCACTTACGCCTCTACCAACACGCTCGACTACGGAATCACCTCTGGTATTCCGGCGTCCTCGGCTGGCGGTGGCGCCCGCGATATGGGTGTCGGTGATGACCCGGCGCTGAAGCTCCTTGTGCAGGTCACCACGACCTTCACCTCTGGCGGCGCCGGCACGTTGGCTGTTGCCTTGCAGGGTGCGGTTGATGATGGCACCGGTGCACCGGCTGCCTTCAGCACTTGGTGGTCCTCGCCTGCCTACGCTCTGGCCTCGCTGAACGCCGGCTCTCGCCTACTCGACATGGACTTCCCGCGTCCGCCTGACGGCATTGCAGTTCCGCGCTTCGTGCGCCTATTGTACTCCGTAGCTGGCGCAACCATGACGGCCGGTCAGATCGTCGCAGGCGTTGTCCTCGATCGTCCGGACCAGATGTACCAAGGCACTGACAACTCGATCATCGGTGGATACCCTGCCGGTATCACGGTTGCGAACTAAGGAGGTCAGCGTGAGCAAGCTCAAACGCTGGCTTCTGGGTCTAGGCTTAGTCGGGGCACTTGCCTCCGGCTTTGCTTGGGCCCAAGTCCCAGCCACTCTCAACATCACCGGCAACGAGATTGTTCTCGGGGCGTTGCCGGGAGGTGGTTCACAGATTGCTATGCCTGCCTACATTCTACGGGGAGGTGCCAACCACACCCTCGTCGCGGCAGGCACTACGGTCTCGACCCAAGTTGCTGCTACCGCCTCTAGCGTTCTTGCTACTGGCGCTATCACCACATGGGCCGTCAACCTCCCAACCGCTCCCTATACAGGACAGCGCGTTATCATCAACTGCCCGGGTGGTTCCGTTACCACCCTGACGATCACCGCAACCTTGCCTGCTAGTGTAGCGATTGTCGGAACCAACCCGACCTCTTGCACCTCTGGCGGCACGATAGCTCAAGGATCTGGCTGGGAGTATTCCACCACAGCCAACACTTGGTATCGGTTCCTGTAGGAGAGAATGATGAACCTCAAGCGTCTCGCCCTTCCGCTCCTCGCAGCCTTGGCAATTGGCCTTGGCGGTGTCGTAGCGCAGAACATCACCAAATCGGTTCAGCTGTCGCAGGACGGCTCAGGCCCGATTGGCTTCGACACCACCAATGGTGTCTACTTCCCGGGCCATCTGAACTCCACCAGCACGACGCCGTCCTACGATGGTGCCTCGTGTGGCGTGGCTCAGTCTATTTCTGGCGTCAGCACTTCCCGCTCGATCGCTGGTACCGACACGGCTGGTACTCTCCAGACCGGCGGCACCGCGACCCAGTGTCAGGTGGTCTTCGCCCGAGCCTACCTCTCGACTCCGTGGTGTGTGTTCTCATCCAACACAGGCGCAAGCCCTGTTGGTTGGACCGTCTCCACGGCGGGCTTCAACGTCACCATGGCATCAGCCGCTGGCCTTCGGGTCAGCTACTCCTGCATAAGCGCAAGCTAATGTTCTGGCTCGGCCTAATCAGTTCGACTGCGTTTGTTCCGGGTTACACCGGCGCTACGTTGCCGACTGGTTGGGCCGTGCTTTCCTGTCTCCTCCCCCTGACCCTTTGGAGCAAGGCTGAAGTAGGCCCGCTCCATTGGGTGCTTTTTGCCTTCCTAGGCTACGCGGCAGCTTCGCTCTTGTGGACCACGAACGTCTTGAATGGAATTGAGGCCTTGTGGATGTTGTCGATTGTAGCCTTGGCCTTTCGCCTAGGATCAACGGACCTCTCCCTCCCAGCTCTTTGGAAAGGCCTCGCCTATGGCCTTGGGGTTTCATCGGTCGTCTGCATCTTCCAATGGTTCTATTTCGAGCCAGTCCTTCATCTCAACTGGAACCCGCCGGGCTTGATGTATAACTCAGCCAACCTAGGCGCGATCTGCGGGCTGGTGGTTGTGGCCCTTGCTACAGAGAAGCTTTGGTGGCATATTGCCCTAGTGGCTCCGGCCTTAGTTCTCAGTCACTCACGTGCAGGGTTAGCCATTGCAGCCATTGGTCTCTTAGCTTGCTGGGTCCGTCGGCCTGTAGTGATCGCCTGTGTTGCCTTGGCTGGCTTCGCTGCCATTACCTTCCATCCTTCCTCTTCCGACATCGAACGCTTCAACATCTGGTTCGCCACTTGGGACCTCCTCACGCCTTTCGGCCACGGCGCTGCCTCCTACCTTGGCCTTTGGATCGCCACATCGGCAGGCATTATGATCCCGGAGTATGCACACAATGAATGGCTCCAGTTTGCTTTCGAGTACGGCGCCGCGGCAGCAATTCCAATCGGGGTCATGGGGTTCGTCCTTACCCAAGGGGAACATAAACTATTTCCCTGCGCCATCGCCTTCTTCGCCCTTGCCTGCATTTCCTACCCGCTTCACTCACCCCTCACTGCACTGGTTGGCGCAGTCGCTGCGGGTAGGGTTGTTAGTGATTGGGATAGCCTTTGGCTTCTGCGCGGCATCCGCCGACTTCCTTTCCTATCGTGGGTACCTTCGCCAAGAGCAGATGCTAGTTCGTTTGGCCGCGCATATCTTCCCATTCAACCATCAACTTCGTAACAGGTGAAGCATGAAAAGACTTCTTCTCCTCCTAGCTCTTTTGCTTGCACCAGCGATTGCTTCAGCGCAGGCGGTGGGACCGTCAGGCCCGGCTTGTAACAAGTCCTTCCAAGTCTCGCAGGCAGCGACGGTCCTTACTAAGGTTGTCTCAGGCATTGCCAATCAATCCATTTCCCTTTGTGGTTGGTCCGCCAACTCTGGCGCTGCCGCTTCCACTTGGCAACTCCAATACGGCACCGGCACTAATTGCGGAACTGGTGGCACAGCCATCACCCCAGTCTACTCCTTGGCGATCAACGGTGTGCAGGTCGATCACCAAGGCTCGGCCTTCATCTCCCTTGCAGGCGGCGCTGCTCCAGCGGACCTTTGCCTAGTCACCACTGGCACTGGCCCGTTGCAGATTATGATCTATTACTCACAACAATAGGAGGGCCACATGGCTCGTTGGAAACTTCTTGCCTCTCACTACCTGAACGTCCCCGGTACCGAATGGGAATACAAAGAGATCGACCGCACGACTGGTCGGCCGAAGCTGCGGAAGTTCCCTGTTCCGCTGTTGCTCGATCCGGGTCAGTACGCGGATTGCAACTATCGCGATACTGTCAATGGCGATCCTGAGATCATCGTCTGTCATGAAGGCAAAGGTCTTGACAAGGACATCATCTTCGTTGGCGATCCGACTCCGGATATGCTCCCGCTCGATGACGAGGCCAAGGCTATCTCTGCTACCTTCGCGGGCAAGTGGGGACACCCGATTGAATCGCTTGAGGCCAATGGCCCGAGCTATTCGGAGCAGCTGCTGAACAAGCTTCAGGAAGAAGTCGCAGACGTTCGATCGAAGACCACCAGCAATCAAGTCGAGGGAATGTCTGAACTCCTCACGGCGATGACACAGATGATGAAGCAGAATCAGGAGATGATGTCGGCGATTCTCGGTGGTGGACCCAAGCCGATTGCCACCAAAGCCCTCTCTGCCTCTGGCCGTAAGGTCTAACCCATGCCCTCACAGACGGACTTGGATCAAAGCGGAACCTTTCGGCAGTACGTCCGCCGATGGCTGGGTCCGTCTGTAGGATGGGTGCTGTCGCCAGATGATAACGTCTTGGCAATCTCTGTGGCTGGGACATATGCCCCGGTTAATAACACTACCTTAATCACTGTCTCTGTCAATGGTGTGGTGATTATCAATCTCCCAGATTGCTTCAAGGGTGTGATCCCAGCGAACTCACTTCCCGGGAAGTTCCTTGCCCTTCCTCTGACCATCACTGACATTGGCGGCTTTGCCTCAGCCCAGCCGATCACCATCAACGCTCCAGCCGGTCGTTTCATCATGGGCCTTGCTTCGATCTCAATCGCCAACGCCTATGGCGCATTCACCCTCCTCCCCGACATCGACACCGGCAACTGGAATGAACAAGGAGCCTAAGATGAAGAAGCTACTTCTAGCCTTAGGGCTTCTCCTTGCTCTTGCCTCAGGCGCCTCTGCTCAATGCACCGGGGTGTTCCCAGCAGGCTATGGTTGTGGCAATTCTAGCGTAGCTTCTGCGACCCCAAAGGCAATTCCATTTACCAACTTCGTGCCGCAGATTGCCAATCAGACCATCCTCAGCAATATCTCTGGCGGTACTGCGGCTGCCTCTGGCAACAGCCTCACAGCAATCCTCGACAACATTCTTGGCTCTACTCAGGGCCTTGTCATCTACCGCGGTGCATCCACGTGGACCACGTTAGCGAATGCAGCAGGATCGTTGACCAACAATGGCTCGGGCACGATCTCTTGGTTAGCAGCAGGCTCAGGCACGGTCACCAGCGTCAGCATCACCGCAGGCACAGGCATTACGCAAAGCGGATCGCCTGTTACAACCTCAGGCGCGATCACAGTTAACGTTGACAAGGCTACCGCAGCTAATCTTGAAGCAGGTACTTCCAACAAAGTCCTCACCTCTGACATCATCTACGACAGTGAAGTCACAATCACCTTTGCCTCATCGCAGACATGGAACTTCTCCACCTTCCTTAACGCACGCACGACTCTCACAGCCAACACTACCTCTTTGACCTGCTCCAATATCAAGGCCTCCCAGTCCGGCACAATCTCGCTAGTCCAAGATGGAACTGGCTCGCGCACGATGGTTGCTGGATGGTGTAGCCAGTTTCGTTGGGCAGGCGGTACGCGAGGAGTCCTCACCACCACAGCCTCAGCTATCGACGCGCTGTTCTACACTTGTGTTAGCACCTCCATCTGCTACGTCTCCTTAAGCAAAGCACAGGCGAACTAAATGCGTAAGCCCATTGCACTCAGCTTCTTAAGTCTCTTTGTTGCCCTTGGTGCCTTAGCCAATCCTTCTGCGACGCAACAGCCATTGATGCTTGGTCAAACTATCGGCCCTGCGATTGGTGTGCCTGCAAGCATAGCCACTACTGCTATTTGGAGTACTGCCCAGACTGTACGAACCCTAACGACTACGTCTAATATAGTCTCTGGCGATCTTGTTATAGTCGCGGTGTCCTACTATACAGGTACGGGCGCTTCTGTTTCTACAGTTTCGGATGGGACTAATAGTTATTCTTTAGGTGTGTCGGCGCGCGGTGCTTCAGGTACTCCGGCTGCAGTTGAACTATGGTACAAGTCTAATGCATCTGCTGTGGGTTCTGGAGCCACCATTACGCTGACCTTCACCAGCGGTACAGCCGGTGGTAACTTAGCAGCAGCGCGAGTCACCGGTATTAACACGTCTTCGCCCTTAGATAAAACAGCAACAGACGTAACGACCACAAGTACGCCAACTGTTACAACTGCTGCACTTACGCAGACGAACGAAATAGCTTTTGGCATACAAGGTGGATACAACCAAACTACATATACCGTAGCTTCTGGTTTCACCAACATAATGAGTTCCAATAACACCGGCCAAGTTGTTTTAGGACTGGACTATAAAGTAGTCGCATCTACATCGGCCATAACATACCAACCTACCTCTAGTGGTGGTGGTGGACCTGCCAGCATGGGTGCTGCTGTGGCAACTTTCAAAGGCTTTTAACTAGGAGGTTAAGATGAAACAAGGTCGCGCGTCTAGTTCAATGATGGGTTCGACAAAGCAAGAGCCAATCCCACACAAGGTCAACGTCTCGGCGGTGGCTCAGATCGGGACCAAAGAAGTTAACATCGGCCGGGCGAAGTCCTTGCCGTTGTACGAAGGCCGTGGGCTATCAGCACCTATGGCGGGGACTTCGACCCACAAAGCTGGCTCACAAGGAAAACGATAAGATGGAAATCGACTTTGAACGAATCGCTATGTTGCTCAGCGTTGTTGAGAAGGCCACCAGTGTCTCGCCAAAGCTGACCTCGATCTCAGGCGCGGCGATGGATGAACTTACCGATCTCAACGAAGAGATTCGTGCCGATCGGGAAGCACGGACTCTGGCTGAGAAGAAGAAGAATGATGAGATTGCTGCCAAGCAGCAGGCTGAGGCCGCAAAGCAGCGTGAGGCTGAAGAGGCTGAGACGCTGAAGCAGAACGCCAAGCCTCAGCCGAAGCCGACCATCACTGATCCCGTTCCTCTGGAAACTGTCGAAAGGAAAATCTAATGGCCAAAGACATCCTCAACCAATTCGGCCGGAACTCTTCCCAGCCTCAGGCGCCGAGGGCAACCTCTGGCGGGGTTAAGGCAGCTAAGCCGTTGCCGTACTCTCCGCCTGTGGGTCCGACCTCGCATATGGAACGTAAGGTCGGGCTTGGTGGTACCAACCACGGCCCTTGCGGCACTCAGGGAAAGCACTAAGCCATGACTGTGTACGTCGATGCGGATACCGCTATCATCAACCGAGCCTTGCAGGTGATCGGTACCCGCACGACGGTCACAACGACTGAGATGAATGCGCTAACGTCCAACGAAGCCATCCAAGCAGATTTGATCTACGGCAAGTATCGTAATCAACTGCTTCGGATGGCTCCGTGGGATTGTGCACTTAAGACAGCCAACCTTCTCTACATCACCTCGGCGCCGGGCACGCCAGAGAACACTTCTGCTGCCACGGCCCTTTGGCAACCCGGCCAGCCTGCTCCTCCGTGGGGATATGAGTACTTCTATCCTTCAGATTGCCTGCGCGCCTGCTTCGTGATTCCTGCTTCGCAGACAGGCTTTGCCTCCGGCGTCCCAATCACCACAGCCGTTACTGGCGGCTCGCCAATGACATGGGCTTGGCAGCCGGTGAAGTTCAAGGTGCAGATTGACACCTTCCGGCAGGCTACGGCTTCGGCGCTTGTAGCAATTGGCTCTGGCTATCAGGTTGGTGAGGTCGTCACCCTTGGCGGGATCGGTGCTGTTACTACAAACCTCCCAGCTGGCTTTGTGCAGATTCAGGTCCTTACGATCAATGGCTCCGGCGGCATCCTCACCTACTCCCTCTACGCCACCCCTTGGGTTCTTAAGACCGGATTCTTCTTTGCCGTTCCGACCTATACCTTGACCCAAGCGGAGACAACTGGTGTTGGCACAGGCGCCACCCTTACTGTCTCGGCTGTGGCCCTTGCGACCTTTGCACAACGGGTCATCTTGACCAATCAGGAATTCGCCACCCTCGCCTACTGCCGCGAGATCACCGACCCAAACGCTATGGATGAACTCTTCCAAGAGGCATGGGTGGATGTGCTAGGGGCCGGGCTTCAGTCAGCGCTCCGTGATGACATTGGCTTTGGCAACAACCTTATCGCGCGTGCCAATGCCATGATCGAACGCGCGCGATCCATCGATGCCAATGAAGGCTTCACCCAGAACGATGTAACGCCCGATTGGATCAGGATCAGAGGCAACCTTGGCAGCGGCGGGTATTCGAACCCTTGGGGCAGCTTTGACTGGGGGTCGTTGTGGCCCAGTTTGTAAAGGTAGCCTGAAATGGCTGAGCCGGTTGTCCAAGCCTCATTTAATAGCGGCGAGTGGAGTCCTTCGCTCTACGCGCGGGTGGATATTGAGAAGTATCACTCAGGTGCAGCGCTGTTGCGGAACTTCTATGTTGATTACCGAGGTGGGGCATCAACGCGTGGTGGAACGAAGTACATCATCCGCGGCTATAAAGACTCCACAGCGATCCGCCTAATCCCTTTCCAAGCCAGCTTCCCAATCGGCTATGTGCTGGAGTTTGGCGATCTCTATATCCGTTTCCACAAGAACGGTGCGCCGGTCTTAGAGTCAGCGCTGAACATCACTGGCGCCACCAATGCCAACCCTTGTGTCTTGACCGTTGCTAACACCTACACAACCGGCGACATTGATTGGGTCTATGTCACCGGCATGAATGGTATGACGGAGCTTAATGGCAAGTACTTTATTGTCCACACCTGCACAGCCGGTACCATCACCATCTACGATCTCTTCGGCAATCCTGTTGACTCCTCGGCCTTCGGCATATGGACTTCTGGCGGAACGGTTCAGCGAATCTACACGATCGCTTCGCCTTATGCAGCAGCCGATCTGGCCTTGTTGAAGTTCGTTCAGAACGTCAATTCGCTTATCATCTGCCACCCAACCTATTCAGCCCGCATCCTGACCTACGCATCGGCTGCTAGCTGGACCATTACGGCGATTACCTTTGGTACAACAGTCTCAGCGCCATCAGGTGTAGCTGCTACCACAACCTTGGCCGCAGGCTCGGTTAACTACTCCTACATCGTCACAGCCGTGGATGGCACAGGGCAGGAGAGTCTTGTCTCCTCTCGAGCAACACTCTTGTCAAAGACCGATCTACGAACCGTCGCAGGCTCCAACACAATTTCTTGGTCGCCTGTGGCAGGCGCTGCGAGCTACAACGTCTACAAGGCCGATGTTGTTTACAACGCCCCAGTGCCAACCGGCGTCCCCTATGGCTTCTGTGGCAACGTCGTTGGCACCAGCCTTGTTGATTCAAACATCGCAGGCGATTTCTCCCAACCCCCGCCAACCTCAGCGAACCCCTTCGGTGTCGGCTCACAGGTTGCAGCCACAACCATTACTGCCGCTGGTTCCTACACCACCGCCCCTACAGTCACCTTCAGCGCAGCCCCTGCTGGCGGCACAACGGCTACCGGCGTTCCAGTTCTTGGAGCGGCGACTATCTCCTCAATCGCAGCAGGTGGTGCGAGCTACGCTATCAACGACACCATCACTCTTGCCAACGGGGTGATCCTAACCGTTACTAACGTAGCGATAGGCGCAGTTACCGCCGCCTCAATCACCAACGTTGGCTCTGTCACAACGATCCCAGCGAACCCCAACGCTCAGGTCTCCTCCTCTGGCGCAGGTACAGGTGCGACCTTCAACCTGACTTGGTCAGTGACCTCAATCACGATTGTGAACAAAGGCCTTGGCTATCTTGTGGCCCCGACTGTTACCTTCTCCGCCGGCGCTGCCACAGCGACCTCTACCCTTGGCCCATCCTCAGGCGGCTTCCCGACGGTCCCAGCTTTCTTCCAACAACGGTTGGCCCTTGCAGCGTCGCTTAACCACCCCGAGACGATTTACTTCTCTGAGCCGGGGCAATACTTCAACTTTAACGTCTCGACTCCATCACAGAGCGATGACGCAATTACAGCCGCGCTTGTCAATGGGCAGCTGAACAACATCAAGGCGATGGTTCCGCAGCCGGGTGGTTTGATCGTTCTTACTGACGGCGCCAGCTTCTTGATCAACGGCGGATCGCTTGGTGCGGGTATTACTCCTGCGTCGATCACCTCCAATGCCCAAAGCTTCCTCGGTTGCAATGACATGCCACCGATCGTCGTCAACTATGACATCCTCTATGTCCAGTCGAAGGGTTCATCGGTCCGAGACTCGAGCTACAACTTCTACGCCAACGTATTTACCGGTACTGACATCTCCGTCATCTCCTCCCATCTCTTCTTCGGCTATCAGCTGCTCGAGTGGGCATGGGCCGAAGAACCCTACAAGCTTGTCTGGGCTGTGCGTAATGACGGGGTTATGCTCAGCCTAACCTTCATTAAGGAACAGGAGTTCACCGCTTGGGCACACCACGACACGCTTGGGTACTTCAAGTCAGTAGCGACGATTGTTGAACCGGCTTCGGTCGGCTACAACAACTACGTCTATACTGTTGTTCAGCGCACGATCAATGCGCAGACGGTGAAGTATATCGAATACTTCCCCGAGCGCGCGACCACGCTGTTGGTCAAGGACTATTGGACGGTCGATTGCGGCCTTCAGTATAACGGATCGCCTGCCACGACCTTCTCCGGTGGCGAGTATCTGGTTGGCCAAACCTGCACAGGCCTTGCGGATGGAATCATCATTCCGAACTTCGTGATGCCAGCCACGGGTGTCTTCACCCTAACCACCCCAGCGTCCAAGGTCACTGTTGGCTTGGCGATCCCAACACCGCAGCTTCAGACCCTGCCGATCGACACAGGCCCGCCGACGATCCAATCGAAGACCAAGAAGATTCCGGGGATCATGCTCAAGATTGCAGCAACGCTTGGCCTCAAGGCAGGCGCCACCGCCACTTCTACATTGGTCCCGATCAAGGACCTTGTTCGTGGCCAAGTCTCAGGCATGCTCACTGGCCTTGGATCAGATCAACGGGTCACTGACCTTGTTAATGGCAATGCCTATGTCTTGCTTGACCCGACCTACAACATCCCGGGTCAAATCTACATCGAACAACCCTACCCCTACCCTGCTACAATCCTTGGCGTGTTCCCAGAACTCTCAGTCGGAGACACACCGAAGTGAAGTCGATCGCGCATGTCTCCAAGGCCGAAATTGAACACTTGATTTACTCCGGCGCCTGTGGTCCTATGGAGGATAATGAGAAGCAGATCATTATGCGCTTCACCCGCAGCTGCTCGAATCTGTGGGTGGGGATGGAGGGGGAAGATGTGCTTGGCTTCTGTGGCTTGATCCCGCCGAGCTTGATCTCTGACACAGCCTACCTTTGGCTTCAGACAACTGACAAGCTGCGAGAACATGTCTTCACCTTTGTGCGGAATTCGCAAATGGTAGTTCGGGACATGCTAGAGATTTACCCAACGATAGTTGGTGATTGTCGAATCGAAGACGAGCGGGCGCAGGTTTGGCTTAAGTGGCTGGGGGCAGTCTTTGGGGAACCCACCGCGACCCATATCCCCTTTGAGATAAGGAAGCAAAATGGCAGGGGCTAGTATTGCCTTAGCGGCAGGTGGGTCGATCCTATCGGGGATTGCTGCGAAGCGATCGGCTGATGCAACAGCGTCGGCCTACGGCTACCAATCGCAGGTGGCTGGGATGAACTCCAAACTGGCCTTGCAGAACCGCGATTGGGCTCTTCAAGCCGGAGGCAAGGCCGCAGTTCAGTATGGGATGAAGGCAAGGGCAGATGCAGGGAATATCAAGGTAGCGCAGGCAGCAAGCGGGGTCCGCCTTGATTCGGATTCGTCTGTCAATGTCCGCGAGAGCCAGAAGATGATTACCCGGATGGATACCGATACCATCAACACTGACACGGCCCGGAAGGCCTATGGCTTCGAGGTCGCTAGCGAAACAGCAAAGACACAGGCGGAGATGTACTCTCGGGCCTCGAGTGATGCGAAGAAGGCCGGCAATCTGGCGATGATGGCGTCGCTTGTCTCAGGCGCTGGATCGGTTGCAGGCAAGTGGACAGAGGCGAAGTCGGTTGGGTTGCTTACCTCTGGCAAGAACACCAATCCCTATGCTACTTCCTACAACAATCCTAACATGGCGGAGAGTTGATGCCTCAGGTTCCTTACAGCCCTGTTCCGCAGGTTCAGCAGCAGATCAATCCTGTTGGCGGCGTTCACGTTGACGCACCAGCGGCTGCCTTTGGCGGCGCCAGTGCAGCGGCCTTAGGTCAAATTGGCCACGCGATCTCAGGCGTTGGCGATGAGATGTTCAAGCGGGCGGTTGCGCTCCAGCAACTTGACAACGATACTAAGGCGAAGCAGGCAGACTCAGACTACATGATCTCGGCGGGCGATTTGCATGCGCAGTTTGGTGCGCTGCAAGGACAGGATGCTGTCAAGGCCTATCCGAAGTACTCGGCTGATCTCAAGGCCGAGAGGGAACGGATTCGCGAATCGTTGCCGAATGACATGGTTAAGAAGATGTATGACTCGCAGAGCCTGTCAACAATGGGTCGGAGCATCTTCAATGGGGCTGGGCATGCAGCGGCGGCGCAGAAGAAGTATGTCATCGGCACTGCTCAGGCCCAGATGGAGCTTGATGCCAAGGCAGTCTCTGACTCTCCGGGCGATGAAGCATTGTTCGAACAGAAGCTCCAACGGACGAAGGCGAACGCAGTACAGGTTGCACTTGCTGAAGGAAAGCCGCCCGAGTCACCACAAGGAAAGCTATTGGTTGCAGCTGCTATAAGTAATCAATGGTACAATAAAATCAAAGGCCTTAGTCAGACTTCGCCTTTCGAAGCCAAGGAGATGTTGGATAGACATTCAACTGAGTTGCTTGACCCGGATCGAATAAAGTTGGATGCCATTGTGACCTCGTCTGGGCGGGCTGTAGGCGCGGCGAACATCGCCAATGAAGTCTATAATGCGGGTAAGGGCACCGATGACAAGCCCGGGAAGTCCTTCGAGGACATGGAGGCAGAGGTCCGGAAGAAGGCGAAGGCTGTGGCGCCTAAGGACCCGATCCTAGAACAGCATGCCGTCTCGGCCTTCAAGGGCCACTATAACAATGCCAAGTATGTGGAGCGTCAGCAGGAACTGACCAATATGGAAACAGTCAAGGGCGGGATTCAGACCTTTGGCGGAACGACGGTGCAGCAGCTAAGGGCTGACCCGAAGGTTGCAGCGGCGATTGACGCTCTGCCGAAGTCGAAGACCCTAGACCTCCAAGGGACCATCAACGGATTCAACAACGCCCGGGACCTGCAGACGAAGGAGTCTGCAATGATCAGGCTCAATGGTCTTTCGCACAACGACGTGGAGGCCTTCCTCAATACCGATGTGACTAAGGAGCCTCTCTCTAAGGGCGATATGATCAGCTTAATGAACAAGCAGGCGAAGCTGAAGGCGAATCCATCGACTGATCCAAGGGTGTCGAAGGCTCTTGGTGTTCTTCGTAACGCGCGTGGGGCTGAACTACAGGCGCTTGGTATCTACGCACGCACAACTAGCCCAGATAACAAGGAAGACTACGATCACTACACTGGGGCCCTTCAGTCGGCTATCGAAGTCTGGATGGAGGACCACGGCAACAAGCCGCCTGATGCGAAGACTATCGCTAATGAGATCGGTCCTTCGGTCATTCGCCAACGCACCGAGAAGGGTTGGCTATGGGATAGCAAGGTTCCGTTCTACACTCAGACCGTGCCGGAAGCATTCTCCACTCGTATCAAAGCCGACGTGCAAGCACAGATGGGTTATGAGCCGACGGAGCAAGAGGTCTATAAGGCCTACGTTCGGATGCAGTATCTGAAGTTCTACAAGAAGCAGCCTAAGGCTCCTAAGGATCAAGGCAAGGCCCCATGAGCAATCTAGATTATGATGACGGCGAGTTTAACCCGGTTGACTTCATTGCCAACGAACGTCGAAGGGTTATGGGGACGGCAGTTGGCGGCCTTGAGGCTGATCCGGAGAAGGCTGCGCGAGCGGTTCAGCTATCGCGGGCGACTGGTGTTCCTGCACCAGTGATCTCTGGCGATCAGGAGAACTTTGAGCAACAGCATAAGACGGCGCTGACTTCGTCGCTCCTGACCAACAACGAATACCTCCGCAGCTACATCGCCTCCAACCCTATGGCGGCGAAGGTTTCGAACGACGACTACGCGCAGCTGGATGTTGCCTCAGAGAAAATCTCTGGACTGAAAGAGCTACCATTTGCTCGTCGCTTAGCCTTCTCTATCTCACGCGGGATCGAGGATTCGCTAGGTTCGACAATCGAAGGTATGGGCGGGCCGAAGGGTTTCACCGATCGGTTCAAGACCATCGGCAAGCAGAAGATGCTGGAGGCGGTTGGCGAAGATGAAGCGATGGCCCTTGAGGCCTCGGCCAATACCTTCACTGGCAAGTTTGGGCAAGCGGTTGGTGGTATGGTACCCGCCCTTGCTGCGGCTGTGGCTGGTGGCCTACCGGGTGCAGGCCTTCAACAAGCTTTTTCTATGGCGAACCAGTTTGAGGAACAGGCGGACCTCGCAGGTGCGTCGGAGAACACAAAGGGCACGGCCTATACAGCAGGCTTTACTGTTGGCACTGTGTTCGGCGTGTTGCCTATTCACGTCTTGCAACAGGGTGGCATTGCTGTCAAGGGCATAGGCAGTTGGACAGTCAATCGTGCCATTCAAGCCTTGCAGATGGCTGGACTCATGGGCGTGATTGGCGAAGGCCAAGAGGCTTCGTCTAAGATTGTTCAGCGGATGCTGTATGATCCGACGGCCGAATATACCTTTGATGAAGAACGCTTTGCTATTAGCATGTTGCTAGGCGGCTTCATGGGTGCAGCCTTTGGCAAGGTGAAGCCATATGTGGATTCGGGAAAGGATATTCCTGTTGGTCTTGATCCGATAACGGATGGAATTAAGGCTGAGCAGGCGAAGGCAGATGGGGACAGCCTACAAGAGGCGCTGAAGGAATCAACAGCCTCATCTACACGTGAGCGAAGCCCTGACCTTTATGCCGACTTTGCTCGTCAGCAAGTAGGCAATCGCGAGATCGGCATTTCCCCTGACGCGGTTCGCAAGCTCTATGGCGAGAAGCTACCGGAGGTGGATGATGGCATCCTTGGTTGGGTACCGGACCTTCAGTTCAAGCTAGATGCAGCGGAAGCCTCTGGGCTGGATGTGAAGGTGCCGCTGGCTGATTGGCTGGCGAACGTAGAGCCAGATGTGGCGAAGCAGCTTCATGACTTCATTCGGGTGCGGGATGGAG